CATTCAGGCAGCTGGCACTTCCTGTTAGTCTGGTAGACTTGCAGGTGGTGAGTTAGTACATCCTAAAAAGGAGGACTAATGTTATGGAAAACTCCATAAACACCAATCTCTGCAAGGGCCTACGAGCATGCGGGATTCCGAAGAGACAGGCTCTGCAACTTTGTAATATTTTTACAAAGTGGTACCATGAAAATGGACCAGAGTGGACAAATTCCCGTATCAAAGACCTTCGTCAATGGTACGAGACCACACTTGCAGGTACGCCCCAACCTCCGAAGTGGTTTAAGCATTCCAAGGAAGGATATCCTTTAGGAATCTGGAATTGGGTGTTTAAACAGAAGCCTGCGAAGGCACTTGGTGTGCTTTCCATGAACACTGTTCTTTATGAACAGTCATTCAGCAAAACCCAGAAGGAGAAATTCCTTCATGGATTGGCAGGTTCTCATTCCCAAAATCCGGACTATATCAGTGCAATATGCTTAACTCATCCTGATGGATTGAGATCTAAGCATGCACCGCATAGAATGCCGGAAATCCAATTTCCAACCGTCTTTGATATGCGTGGTTCAGTACCTACGCATGACGGTCGCGAAACGGTGCGTCCTAACGAAAAGCTAGGATTAGCACTGAAAGCTTTACGCTCGTCCTGGGAATCAGTTCCCCAGGTAACGTTCAACTTCTTGGATTCCCAAGACCTTTTGGGTTATATGCCTATGAATGTCATAGGTAATAGATCCCAATTGGAGTTGGACCGTCCGCACGACGCGTGTGTTGGTAGGGTGAGTGTGCTACAGCAGCCTCAACTTAAGGCTCGAACTGTAGGTAATCCTAATAGGATTACACAAGTCACACTGGAACCTCTGAAGAAGATCTACATGGAACTTCTTCGAAATCTCCCAACTGATGTAACTCACAACCAAGAGGAAGGAGTTACATGGGTACAGAACAAACTAAGGCAAGGTATTGAGCTTGCCGGGTCAGATCTGACCTCTGCGTCTGACTTACTTGATGTCAGTCTCAGTCTCTTCTTGGTAGACTCCGTTTTCGGTTTATCCGAAATTGAAGGATACCAGGATTACGTCGATTACTTCTATGAAGTATCTCGAAGTAAATGGTTTTGTCCATCACTCGACTGTGAAGTCCAGTGGGAACAAGGTGATGTCTTGGGAACTGGACCATCTTTTGGTCTGCTGTCGTTAACTAATAACGCAGCCGCGTACAAGGCTTATTGCCAAGCAACGCGAGATGGTGTCATCAACCCTCAGATATCGTATAGCGATTGCTATCGAGTCGTTGGTGATGATATCGTAATGCGTTCCGAAATGGAATCGTATTATACCAAGATCATCGAGGCTTTGGGTGGCGAGATAAACCACTCTAAGACCTTAAAATCCAACAAAGTTGCTGAATTCGCGGGTAGGGTAATTACCTCTGATAGCTGTTACCTAAAAGCTATTAAGTATTCAGAGCCTTCAGATAACTCTTTCATGAGTTATGTTGCTCAGCTTGGTGATCAAGCCAAGTACCTACTCAAGCCAAAGCAGCGCCATGTGTACGACCTTCTAAAGGAAGTACCTGGCATTGTAGTTCCTGGTCCTTGGAGTCAGGATTCTTATGGAATCCCACTCGACTTAAGATACTCTTGGTATCTTGAGGAGGTGCAGCCTGTCCTTGAGACAGCTGAACCAGACCTTGATCTACGAGATTACGAGATGTTGCTTCTGAAAGCACAACTCAGTCTCGCAGAGGCAGGCGAAACTATCAACAATGATGTAGTCTTTGACTACCCGTTGATAGACGATGGCTACCTACCATCGCAAGTTACTCCAGCTTTCAAAGTAGGAGGTGATCCTCGTCTTACCAATGGTAAGAGCCTTTTGGATGTTTTACATCCAAAAGTAAAGGACATCACTACTTTTGAATCGTGGATGGAAAACAATGATCTGACTACCTCTAATGAGGAGTTAGACATGAAAGGACAAGAGTCCTCTCAAGCTAGCTGGATCATCACGAAGGTGTGATTCAAGATCTAGATGAAGACCTTGATCCTGACTTCGGTGATCGTTAGTCATCGAATCGTTTTCCACTTGGATTTGCTCCCTAGGCTCAGGCCCAG